GGTTTCACAGAACTTAAAGCGTTGGTAGATTTAGAATTGTGATTTTAGAGTGCGAATATTGTTATTCACGCATAGTCATAAAACCTGATGATAGAGAAACACGAATAAACTTTTGTCCTCATTGTGGCGAACCAGCCGACGATGATTTGGATGAATTAGATTTTAATGACGAATAATTGGATATACCAAGGCAGAACATTTGAACCTCCTGAAGATTTTACTCCTGATGTGTGGTATGGTTTTGTATATTGTATAACAAATAGAGGCACTGCTAGGAAATACATTGGTAAAAAATTCTTTTGGAAAGCAAAGACGCTTCCTATTACAAAAACTCGTAAGAGACGCCAAAGGCTTAAAGTCGAATCCGATTGGCGTACATACTACGGTTCAAATAAACACTTACAACAAGATGTCAAAAATATGGGAGAGGACTTCTTTCATAGAGAGATTATACATCTCTGTAAATCGAAAGGCGAATGCTCATACCTTGAAACAAAAGAACAATTTGAAAGAGAAGTTCTCTTAAGCGAGAAATATTATAACGGTATAATTAATTGCAGAATTGGTGGAAATAGTGTGAAAAACTTGTTTACAAATGACTAAAAGTATGGTATAATAGATATATAATGGCAAAAATATTACAATTTCCTACAAAGGAAGAAAAAACAAAAAAAGAAGATTCAGACTTCTTAAACAAATTGAGCGATGAATGTGTTGATAACTCTCATTTCTTATTAGAAGTAATGGAAGAGTTTATTACAACTGGTGAAGTTAATCAAGACTTTATGTCAATGGATTTCAGAGATGAAACAAAACAAGAGTCAAGAGATATGTTTGTTGTCGTAAACATGTTAAACGCAATGTTTAATCGTTGGTACGATATGCCACATGGATTGCATCAAACAATGGATAACGCATATATTCAAATTAAAGAAATGATTCTTTTAAATGAAAGTGCCAATCACCAACTTGCTGAATTTGTATTTGAACCTGAAGATAGTGATATGGAGTTTGAATTTACTCTCGAAACTGAGGAACCAGAAGATAATGATACTGATTGATTATAGCCAAATAGCGCTATCAAATATAATTGTGCAAAAGCTCAATGATGAAAGCATGATAAGACATATGATACTTAACAGTATACGTATGTATAACAAGCGTTACAGAGATGAATATGGCCAAGTGGTTATATGCGCTGATGGCATGAATACATGGAGAAAAGAATTTTTTCCGGAATACAAAGCAGCTCGTAAAAAGAATAGAGATAATTCAAGTCAAGATTGGACTGAAATATTTAGAATCTTGCATACTGTAAGAGATGAAATAAGAGACTATCTTCCATATAAAGTAATACATATAGAAGGCGTAGAAGCTGATGATGTGATTGGTACATTAACTATGCAAACACAAGAGTTTGGCCAAGCTGAACCAGTAATGATTATATCATCTGATAAAGACTTTATTCAATTACAAAAATTCAATAATGTAAAGCAATACAGTCCAATACAAAAGAAGTTTGTCACTGATAAGAATCCACGAACATATCTCTTTAATCATATTATGAGAGGAGATACTGGCGATGGTATACCAAACGTTCTTTCAGCTGATGATACCTTTATATCTGAAAAAAGTCAAACACCATTGAGACAAACAAAGATTGATGCATGGTTAGAAAATGCAGACAACTTAAGAGAATCTATGGATGATGATATATATCGCAATTATCAACGTAATAAAAAGCTTATTGATTTAACAGATATACCAGAAAACATACAAGAATCTATTATAAATAATTTTAACGGGCAAATAAAAACGCCAAATATGAAAGTATTAAATTATCTTATAAAGAAAAGATGTAATCATTTGATTGAAGTCGTGGAGGAATTTTACAATGGCTAGAAAATTAGTATCAGAGGTTTTAGAAAAAGCTTCAAAAATCGTTAAGAAAAGCGATAGAATCGCTTTCTTACAAGCAAACAAATCACCAGGTCTCTTAGATCTACTTAGGATCAACTTTGATGATAGTATAATATCATTATTGCCAAAAGGGGCTCCCTCATATCAGCAAGACGATGCGCCTAAAGGATATGAGTATTCAATTCTTAATAAAGAATATAAAAAGTTTAAGTATTTCTTTAAAGGTCCAGTAGGAAATGCAATAAAACCTTTAAAAAGAGAAAGCTTATTCTTACAGCTTATTGAGACACTTAATAAAGATGAAGCTGAATTACTTATTGCAGCAAAAGATAAAGAAATGCAAGTTAAAGGCATCACGAAAAAAATGGTTCGTGAAACATTTCCAAATTTGATATTAAAATAGGAGGTAAAACTTTCGTTATGATAATAGAACTTAATTTTAACACAATAGGAGAAACTATGTTTGTTCAAATTGAAAGACTTAAGAAAGATATATCTAAAGCAGTATATTATCAAAAAACATTATTAAAAAAAGGAAAACATGTATTAGCGTATAAAATGGGAAAAAAAATTGATTATATGTCCCATGCGCTCAATGAAATGAAACAATACAAATAACAGTTTACAAATACCATATTTTATGGTATAATATATTATGAACATTTTTATACTAGATAATGACCCCGTGATCGCAGCACAAGAGCAGTGCGATAAGCATGTTGTTAAAATGATTGTCGAATCTGCTCAAATGCTGTCAACTGTACATCGCATGCTAGATGGCGATGAAGAAAGAAGACCCTCTAAATCTGGTAAGACAATGGTTAAATATTGGAAATTACCTGATACTCGTGAGGACACTCTTTATAAAGCAGTACATATGTATCATCCATGTACTGTTTGGACAGCCGAATGTAATATGAATTATGATTGGCATTACAAACATTTTATTGCTCTTTGCGAAGAATATCAATATCGATATGGTAAACAACATGCAACATTTGGTAAACTTGCAATCGCATTACGTCATCAACCAAACAATATACCGCAAACAACTCAAATGACTCCATTTAAATTAGCAATGGGATCTAATCCAGAATGTATGCTAGAAGATGCAGTTGAATCTTATCGAAGATTCTATGAAACAAAACAAGAAAGATTTAATATGGTATGGTCAAAAAGACCAGTTCCAAAGTGGTTTAATGCGATATAAAATATACGAACATAGATATACCTTTAAAGGTAATTTTGCTTATGCAGCAAATTGTATTGAGCATGCTCTTGATATGATGGGCCATGAAAGAGTTGAAGAAGATGCTGACCTACATGTATATAATCATACTTGTCGTGATTTAGAACCAGATATGCCAGAGAATTCTATTATTTTTAAACCTACTGCTCCAACAAGTAAACACTTTCAAATAGATACTTTAGGCTATGCAAACAGCAGCTCAATTACTTTTGATAAACCAAACTTTGAAAATAGAGTTATTGATAATACTGAATGGAATTATATAAACGATTTAATAGAACAAAGAGCAAATAAGTGGGATGATTCTATCTTGCTTAAATGGAAAGATGTTGAAGAAGTAAGAGATGATCATATACTTATCATAGGCCAAATGCCAGAAGATGAAACGGTCCATGGATTTGGATTTGGAGATCATTGGAAAAAAATGTGTATGATTATTGATAAACTAAAAGATAGAAATTTAGTAATTAAACTTCATCCAAGAATAACAAAAGCGTCTCATATTATAAGAGATTTAAATAAACAAATAGATAAGTGGAAAGAATCTGGCCATCAAGTTATAACAGGATATGAATCGATTCATAGTGTATTGCCTAAAACAAGATTAGCTATAGTAGAAAACACAACTGCAGGAATAGAATGTATGATGCACGATGTTCCTATTATATCGCATGGTTATCCTGACTATCATTGGATAACAAAAGATTTAAGAATCTTAACTCAGTTAAACAATTATATAGATAATATAGATTGGTTTAATAAAGATAAAAGCAGAAAGTTTTTAACTTGGTATATATACGATTATCTATGTTATGATATACCATCAACATATAATCGATTAGGAGAGATATTAAATGCCAACGTATGAGTTTAAAAATACTGAAACAGACGAAGTCTTTGAAAAGATTATGTCTTATGACAGTAAAGTAAAATATTTGGAAGAAAATCCAAATATTCAATCACACTATAGTACTTTAAATATAGATCATGATGGTGGTAAATCAGTTCTTACAAGAGCTGGTGGCGGTTGGAAAGAAGTCCAGGATAGAATTAAAAGTGGCATGCCACCGAGACTAAGAGATAATATTAAAACAAAATGAGAAAAGAAGAACTAATAAAATTAATTAATAATCTTCCAACAGAGGATACTGCAGGAGAAATAGAGGGAATATTTTATGATAGATATGGCGGAAGGATTATCACTGATTCTATTAGGGTCGATATGGATAGCGGTAGAATTATACTGGTTCAAAAGGGATCGGAAAACTACGAGGTCAATAAAAAGAATTGGCAACAAGAAATAAGTTTTAAAACAAAAACATGAAAAAAACAACAGAAGAAAAGCTTTTACAAGTAGCTAATTTATCTCCAGACGAATCTTGGATTGAAAAAATCGAAGAAGTACACCCAATGAAACAAGTAGCTATTATGTCAATAGTACAAGTAGGAGTATTTGGATTTATGTTATTATCTTTTTGGCTTATACAAATAGCATTATGAAATTTATACACGAACCAGCAGATCTTGGTTATAACGATCTCGAAGCAGTCACTGGAGATAGTGGCAGATTTTATACAGACCCAGAAGGAAATAAGTACGCATCAGTAACGACAGTACTTTCAATACTCTCAGAAGAAGCTATACAAGCATGGCGCGCACGCGTGGGCGAAGAAGAAGCTAATAGGATATCAAGGCAAGCAAGTTCTCGTGGTACCACAGTCCATAACATCATAGAAAAATACGTGGCTAATGACCCTGATTATATCAAAGGAGAAATGCCACATAATGTACAAACATTTAAAGATATACAACCGATTTTAGACGAATGTGTAACAAAAGTTTATCAACAAGAAGCTCCTCTTTTTTCTAAACACTTAGGTTTAGCTGGAAGAGTAGATTTAGTTGGTCAATGGAAAGGTGTAGATTCAATCATTGATTGGAAGACATCACGTAAGTTAAAAAAGAAAGAATGGATAAGTTCATACTTTATGCAATGTTCAGCTTATGCTATTATGTGGGAAGAAAGAACTGGTG